ACCGAGAACTATGTTTCCTGTCATCGTGCCGCCAGCAAGATTTAGTTTAAGATCTAACTGGCCTTTATTAACTGCATCACCACTAGCCGCACCATCAGCAAGACCCGTAATCTTGCTAGACCCCATCGCGATAGCACCTGTCATAGTGCCACCCGCTAATGGGAGTTTGGTTGCGATCGAGTTGGTTATAGTAGTGTTGAAGGCCGCATCATCATTTAGAGCAGCCGCTAATTCATTGAGCGTATCCAGTGCAGCAGGCGCACCATCTACTAGATTAGATACTTGTGTGTCTACATAAGACTTTGTGGCAGCACTAGAGCCAGCAGTAGGATCTGCAAGGTCTGTAAGCTCTGCTGCGTTAAAATCTACAGTTCCGTTGACTACGAGGTTGTTTACGGTAGTCGTGCCACTAGAGGCTGTCAGATTGCCTGTAACGTCACCTGTAATATTTCCCGTAACATTACCCGTAACGTTACCAGTAACATTTCCTGTTAACGCTCCAGCAAAATTCGTATTAGCGGTGATTAAAGTACCAGTTATAGCCTGGGGTGTAGATCCCCCAAGAACCCGACCCTTGACTATACCGCCTGTAAGTACAGCGTTAGAAGAGCTTAGATTAGAGTTAGCAGTAACAGTACCAGTAGCTGTAATAGCACCAGTTGTAACTGAAGAAGGATTCGTGCCAATTTCGATAATTGTTGCACTTGCATTCTCTGTAAACAGTCTCTTATCTGCGGTATTTACAGCAAGCTCACCCTGTACTAAGTCAGATGCCGTAGGTACAGCAGATGCAGAGGATGAGAACTTAGTAATAATCGTAGCCATCTATTTCACCACTTAACTTTGTTTGCCCAGTAGGCAGCGGAACATCTGCCTTTTGCAATATTCTTGGCATGACGCGCTTTAAAAGACTTTCTTCTAGCCTTTTCTGCTGCGGTTTTAGGATTCTTGCCTGCGCCTTTTACGCCTTGCTGACCAAAACGTATTGTTTTGATCTTGTCACCAACTTTGGCAACAACAACGTGGCTTTTGGTGGGGTGATTGGGAGTCCTCTTAGGCTTGTTAAAACCAGAGACTCCTGCCCTTTCTAATCGGGGGTCTTTCTTAGCCATGAGATAAAGAGAAAGGGGGCAAAGCCCCCTCCCTCACGCCTCATCTTATACGTCAGGTACGCAAAGAATAAAGCCAGCTTCTGGACGGTATGCCTGAACGCCATAAAGCGTGTCAGCAGTGTACAGAGTTGACAAGTATTCTTGCTTGTACTGAGTCTGAGAGCGAACGCTCATCTGCTCTGCGAGCATCAGGGCATCCTTGTGGATCAAGTAAGCTCCACGGACATCAGCAGTACCCGCACTATTTGAGGTTGCATCCTCAATCAGTGGGCAGTTAGACGATACATATACGTCGATCCCGTATACGGAACCAATCAGACCGCTTTGTACGGTGCTTGGCTCACGGAAGTCAGCAGACACATATCGCTCTGTACCCATGATTGCTGAACGCAATGTAGGCGGAATAATGAATGAACGATCTGTCATTGGGACATCGTTGTCATCCATTCGCTTAATCAACGCACGGAAACCAGCATCGGTAAATACGTCTGCTGCTACGACTGTATCGTCGGTGTACGCAGTCAAGCCATTAGAAGCATCTACGAAAAATGCGTTGGCATTCTCAAAGGCAGTACCAGTAGCAGTGCCTGAGATCGCAACAGTCATATCGAGAGTGCTTGTACCAAACCCAGTACCAGCGCGGAATAGATCATCATCTACCTGCTTGGCAAGGGCATAACCGGCATCTTCAGTGTAAAACTGACGCAGGCTTGCTTGAGCCTGAACCTCTACGATGTCCTCGATCAGTCGAGAATACTCGTAGTGACGGTTAATGGTTACAGTGAGTTCACTTTCCAGATTCGCCTGCATAGTGACTGCGGTTGCTTCCGCTTTTGCGTTAGCACTGCCACGAGTAGGCTTAGGAACGTGGATAACATCACCCTTGGAACCCTGAAAGTTCAGAGTCTTAACAAGAGGAGCCATCTTCAAAGATTTTTGATAAGCAGCAATTACTTCGTCGGACCATATTTCAGGTACAAAAGTAGCCGCTGCGGTTGAGTCTACGGTCGCATTCGCCGTAAAAAAAGCACCGGAAGTTTCACCAGCCATGTTAGATCACCTTATCTGACACGCTTCTCCGCATATGCCTGCCTTATTTCAGGCTCCATGCTTTGATAACGTCTAGGGTCAGTGTTCATCTGTTCAATAATATCTGCCCTTCGGGAAATCTTTGTCCTAGGCGCTTCTGAACTGCCCTGTGCGCCACCAGTAGAAACCTTTTTCAAAGTATCTTTTCTGGCATCCTTCTCAGAGGTATCCGCAGATGCTGATGCAGTCTTTAACGCTTTCCATTGGGAAAACAACTCATCAGCGGCAGCAGCGTCATATTGATCTGCTCTCTGCAATAACTCTTGTCGGATCGGACTATCCTTGACCCACGTTACAAACGTATTGTCCTGGATAATCTCTGTCACATCAGGATGCTTTTCAAATAGCATCTGTTTAGCCTGAGCTTGCTTCATCTCCAACGAGGCTTGCTGCGCTTCCTTAATAGCAGGATGGTTAGCAATCTTCGATTCGACAGCTTTGTCAGGATCAGCAAAAAAGTCTACCTCTTCGGCAGGCTCTTCGGCTTTATCATTATTACTCTGGTTGAGAATGTATTCGTCTAACACCCTTCGCAGTTCAGTAACCTCTTGCTTCGCGTTGCGTAGCTCTCCTAGTTCGTTACCTTGATTACCTAGCTTAGACTCAAGCTCTTGGTGCATCTTGATAAGATCTGCGGGAGACTTGTCACGATACTGCTCCGGTACTTCTGCTACCTCTTCCTGAACCGCTGGTTCCTCGGAGACAGAAGCGTTAACGTCTTCATCTACCTCAACTGGGTCAATAATTTTTGCCATCATTAAACTCCTAAGACCTTGTGTTAGCTACCCTTCAGGCTCTTTAACCTTTAGGACCGTTACTCGGCTACCTTACGTTCTAATGCTATCTTCTCTTCTCTACGTTTTACCCACTGATCGGCTGCTGTAGGAAAATCTCCAGAACAACCATCAAGAATAAATCGCGGTGAAGAAACGATTCTCTTTGCTACCGCTCCACATCGAGGACAATCTAACTCCTGAGTTTCACGTGGAACAAATGACTCGAATACATGATCTTGTTCACAACAAAAATCAACGATTATCATCTGCCCACCACTCTAGATTGCTACCCTCAAGGTTTCGATTAAGCTCTGTTGTTTCCTCTAAATTCAACAACATTGCAATAATTTCTAATTTTCCCCTTCTTTCATACAAACTTTCAAGTGAATTTGTCGTTTGTACGTCATTGTATACATGAGCCATATTTTCTAGATCTTCCTTGAGTTGCTTCCACCCATCAGTGACAAACATCTCCTGAAAGACCGCGTAATCAGCGTCATTCATTAATTAGCCGGCCTCTGACGCTCTACTTCAGCGGTTTTAAGGTTTAACCTGCGCTCTTCAAGAAGGCGATCAGTTACCTTCATGCGGCGCTCAAACTCCTTATCATCCTCAGTTCCGGCCTTAATATTGGTCGCAATAGCCTTAATCCGATCATTTTCAAGCTCGACAGGTATGGCCTTAGTCTCTTGAGCAATCTTCTCTGCTCTAGCCTGCGACTCAGCCGCCTGACCGTTAAGAGCATTGGTTTGAGACTGCTGGAATGCCAGTTGCACTTGTTGTGCAGCCTGTGCTGCTTCCTGAGCCTGTGGATTAGGCTGTGAAGCCTGCTGTATAACCTGAATTAGCTGCTCTCGGTTAGAAATATTCATATTGTCGATAATCGACTGAATAAGAACCGGATACAGGGGTGAGTCAGTACCCATTGTCTGTAACAACTGTACAAGCTGAGTAACTTCGTACTCACGTGCAATAATACCAAGAGTACTGCTTGCGTTGAATTTGTAGTCAGCAACAGGATAGTTTT